CCATCATCAATTAGAATACCATCATACTCTTCTATCAACATTTGTCTACTCCTATAGTAAAGTAACCATCTTGATTCTTAGGTGCCCATTGTTTAATAGCATACACAGATTTAATCTGACGATCATCTTCCCATAGATAGCCATTAAGAGAGTCTAATATTGCCTTAATAAAGTTATCCACGTCTGCTCTTGGGACATCTAGTTTAGTTTTCTTGGGTTGCTTGATGTACAACTCAATATCTACATGAAGTAATCCAAGCATGGGTTCCCAGTCACCTAGTACTTCCTCAGCAAGATCAATCATGTCCTTACGAAACTGTTTGTATGGTCCAGTCAAGTAGGCACCACGTCTAGATAGACGGGGCCTACTTGCAGCGACCGGACTAATTTGGAACTCCCACTCTGGCATCAGATAGGAAGATCGGTGTCGTCACTTTCAACAGTAGGTGTACTGTTATCAACGAAACCTTCAGTAGCATCAAAGCCACCAGCATCTCCACCACCAACGTTGTTCTTCTCAATAATCTGACACCCATTAAGGTATAGACTCATTGAGTTGTCTCTTGTAAGTACAGCAGGTGCTACACGTAGACGAACCTTATCACCGCCAAAGGGAATAACGCTTGTCTTATTAGAACTAGCATCACGACAAGGGAATGCGGTTACACCTTTCTTAACGAAAGTCTTAGACTTAACCTTAAGTAAAGTATCACCATCATCATTCTCTCTCATACCATTAATCTTAGTTGCACCGCTTTCCTTAAGCAAGCTGTCTAGCTTCTTCTGAAGCTGTGCATCCACAAGCACTGTGATATTATGGTTAGCTGAGTCAGCTCCAAACTTATCATCAGGTGCGTGTAAGTGTGACCACACTACGTCATGCGTCTCTGTGGTAAATGCAGGTATCTTATTCGTTGTCATCATTGTTTTCTCCTTTTTGTTGTTCAACGTTTTCTTGCATCTTTTCTATTGTTGCGTTGATATTACCAACGACTCCCATAAGGGTCGCAGCAATACCTTCGAAATACTTTTCGAGTTCATCAAGAGGAACCCATACTCTTTCTTCTGTATCTGGCATCACATTATCTCCATGTAAGGATGTCCATCAATTACTACACCAGCCCCGTTGACTGGCTTCTTTAAGAAGTTCTTGGCATAATACATCAAAGTGTGACTTATGTCAACCCCATTAGGTACATTAAATCCAAACAATTTATCACCGTTGGGACCTTGTAGCCAACATATGCTAGCAGCAGAGTGTACGTGTCCACTGACAGTACTCTGTACTCTAACCTTTGCAGCGTTAAACGCTGGTGTATTACCAGAACTAGCTCCAGTGCCGTGGATATATGCCACATCATCTATGATATGTTCATATGCCCAATCCCAGCTTGGTGTACCAAAGATATCTTTATAATCCTTTAGGTACATAGCTGGGATACCAGCACTAGAACTTAGTCTATGTATTCTTTCATCATGATTCCCAATGCAAACCGATGCACTTGGAAATGCTCTCTTCCATGCCTTTAACTTTTCCATCGACCTGTGATACTCAGCTAAAGCTGAGTCAGCATCAGGGTGTTTCTGATGGAACGATATAGCATGGTGATCTAAGACATCACCGATGAATACAGTCTCGGTAGTCTTATACTTTTTCCTGAGCCCTCTACAAAACTCAAGGTAATCCTCTCGTTCAGCAGGGAGATGCAGGTCTCCTATCACTAATACTTTAGTCATCTATATCCCTTTCAGTTGGTACATACATGTTTAAATCCAATCCATTATTACTTGGTATATGGTTTTCTACAAAGTCTTCGAAAAGATTTGTAATAAAAACCTTCATCATTCCTTGAGTAGCAAATGTTATACTCATTTTCTTACAACTACTGGGAACCTTAGCTAATTTAAGTGCATAAGCTAGTCCCCTTTCCATATCTCCTTCATTATTTACAATTAAATGTGCCATAGTGTTAACTCCTATGCAAAAAAGTACTCTGATTTAAGAACCGTTTCCAGTTCTAATTCCCCGCGTGGTGGAGGATCAGGTAGTTTTACTCCTAATTGTTTCTCAACTTCGCCCCTAAATTTTTCTAACAAATTTTCAGAATGTATATCGAGAAACTCCTCCCGTAAACAGTTACGCATTAGGTCTACAAAATTGGCATGACATCCATATGAATCATGGAGCATACTAAAGTCTGTTATACCATAGAACGCGACTCTAATTATAGTTAGAAACAAATGTGCTGCATCAATGCTATGAATAAAGTTGGGGCTAATAGCTTGTAATGCAGCCCTGATATTAACATCATCTGTCCTAACATAAAACGTCAGCTCTTTAGCATTAAACAAAGTAGCAAGAGACCTACGTTTCTGTTGTTTATTATAATAGTGAACAACCTTAAAGCCACTAGGGGTAGTCCACTCTACATGTTTATTGAGATCATTGGCAATACTAACAACTTCTTTAAGGTATTGTTTACCTGTGTTGGGTCCACCTAAGGATGTATCTAAACTAGCTTTGATTGCTCTAGCCAATTCAACTATAGCACCGCCTAGCTTATCTTTAGGTACCCAACTAAGGTGACCCTCTTCTTTAATATATCTTTGGATACCATAGAAAGTAATACCATAAGGCTCACACATGGTAGATCTTTTAGTTACTGTTCTATCAATAGAATTATTCCAGTGATCCATGAACTGTTCTAGCCAGCCGCTAGGATCTTGTGCCTTTAAACAGTAGTCAGTAGTTTTATCTGCCACAAACTGATACAAATCTTTAGGTTCTTTACTAGGTAGCACACCTGTTAGCTTAGCTATAGGCGTATCACCTACTATGGCAGACCAGTGTTGGTTGCCATTACACTTGCCATCTATCTGGACTGGGACAAATGTAAGATTATCAGTTCTAGTAATATCAAAAATACTAGCCAGTCTCTGAAAGGACTTATTCTTTTTGACAGAGCTATCAATCCATTCTCTATTTTCATAAGGATCTTTTGCAATTTCATTTATCATCTCCCAATTATCATCAACCCACTTGACCCTGGATTCAAAGCCCAGTTTGTCTTGATCAAATAAGTTAGCTAAGTGTACCTTCTGCCACCACCTACCTCTAGGGGTAAGCTCTACACCAGTAGCAAAGCATATCAGACCACGATCAATATCAGATGATTGTGGGCTAAGTAACTCACATATTGGGTAAGCCCTGCCTCGGAAGTCCATAGTCCATGAGTGGTAAAAGTAATCAAGGGGTATCAGCTCCTTAGCTAGCTTAAGTCGTATAAGCATGCGCCCTCTTCCTTGCTCATTCTTATACCACTGACCCCACTTTTCTTCCCTTGCTTGGCACCATTTGGCTTGGTCTTCTTTAGACCCATCATTTGGGTAGGGTGCATTATACATGAACTCTTCAAAGGAGTACATTGGTAGGTTCGCTAGCCCTGTGTTGTTGGTAAAGAGGTTTTCCATTACCTCTAGTACAGAAGTATTAACAGTCCACTCAGTACCAGCCAGCATATTGATACCGTCTACTACCTCTTGAGAAGGCTGAGAAAACTTCTGTTCTTTAGCATAATCACCAAAATAATTAGACCTATATTTTTGTACCAAAGGTTTCCTAAGTTCTGTGTGTATGTACCCGCCGGAATGTTTTAGTGTGTGTAGTTCTGGTCTAGATATCATAGGTCTGTAGACCAGTGTACTTGCTTGTAAGAACTCATGCCTTTGGTGTAACTCTCTGAGAACATCAGGATGAAACTCAACACTGAGATAGCTTTTGAAAGTACTACCTCGTTTTATTCTATGTTTTGTTAGGATTATTATATTACTGGTAGCAGCTATGCGTAACATGTGGTGTCCATAGTCATGCTTCTGTTTAACAGAAAGCTTATGAACCTTACCCATCTTCTTAGCAAAGGCTTTACATCTCTTAGTAGTCCAGTTCTTTATAAACTTTGATTGCTTTAGCCAGTTATCTCTATTAGATTTCTTAGCTCTTTGAAATGCTATAATATCACTAGAATCCTGAGCTATCTGTATAGCTATAGTTTGTGCTAGAGGTGGAACGATCTTATCATTCTGCCAATCATAACCCCAATAAGAACTAGAGAACCAAGTACGTATGACAGCCCTGATAGTTATATCAGCCATCTTCTGTGCACCTAGCTCTAGAAGAGGAGGTATCCATCCAGGCGTACCGTTTGAAGAGCATATATTATCTATCCACTCTTGATATGTATCTCTTAACTCCTTAATACTGGAATCCATAAGCTCTTGCTCAGGTATACCCTCATCAGGTGCTCTGTTATACTCATCCCAATACTTACTCCGACCATACTCTAGCATCTCTTGTTCATAAGATACCTGTAAGTCTATTCGTTTGCTTCTGCCTTCGTCAGTTAAATCATTCCATATCGTCATCTACACCTTCCCAGTACTGCTGTGTACGTTTAACATGTTCTTCCTTGGTTATCTTACCAAAGGCAAGATCCCAGTTGATATCATATATCTCATCAGGTATATCTCTGCTCCTAGTACTATCCCCTTTACCAGCAGAGGATTCATATACTTCAGGCTTCCATATCCTGTCGCCACCTCTAGCCCTATGTGCGGCATCCTTTTCATGCTTAGCCTTAAGTTTTCTCCAGTTTTTGTGGGCGTTAAAGGTGCCACCAAAATTCTGATCATTAGTTTCTATAGATACACTCTTTTTTTTCTTTGCCATACGTATATTATACCTCATGTTAACATGTTTGTCAAGTAAAAAACAGATCTTTTTATAATATATATTGTTACCTCTTCGATTGCGGTCGATTCACAGTGTCGAAGTTAACCAATACAGGAC